ATATGTTTCTAAGGTCATTAGTTGCACCACGGAAGAAACGCATAATCTCTGTCTTCTCTTTGACACGCTTCTGCTTTGTCTCAGCCTTCTTCGCATCAGCAACATCTTTATTTAGCTTCGCCTCAACCCATCGAATCAACTCTGCGGTGTGTGCTCTTGTGTCTTTAATCTTTAGACCTTCACGCACCTTGGTGTTGTTGAATGTTTTAATGTATGTCAGTATGATATCATTAATAGAGATACGATTGAGAGTTAGAGAATTGATTGATTGAAATGTTCTACCAGCAATCGATAGAATACCGTTCAGTTCTTTAGTCTCTGCTTCGGTGAATGTTGCTGTGCCTGATGCATCAACAAAGTATGCATCACGGAACCAAACATCTTTTGTTGTGGTAAGATTTTTAATATCAATGTTGAATGATGCCTTCATATCAGAGAATGTCTTGCCTGTGTATGAAGTATGAAACACGATACCCATCTGTGCATTTCTCATATTCTGTGCTAGCTTAGAATCTGAAGGTACAGCATACACGATGGTATTTGGTTGAAATGTGATATAATCAACACCATCTATTGTCTTATCTTGTATATCACCCTTCGCAAACATCATGTCTCCTTGCAGAACACCTTTGATGCCAAGTTTAGGTAGGTAACGCAAAGCAACTTTCAGTTTGGCATTCAGGCCTTCTGATGCATGGTTGTTGTCGATATCTTCTTCGGTGTAATTCAACTTAGGGTTCGCATTGAACACACCTTTAGTGCCGACAAAGAATTTACCATTATCAGGATTGATGCCGCAGAATACAGCAGGCGCACCATCCCATTTCGTGGTTAGATTGACTCTTGATTCTGCATGACCTGCAAGCATATCTCTTAGAGACTGGAGAAAATTGATTGCATCACGAGCACCATTAGTACCACGATTTAGAACCTCATCTTCGATGTGTTCTAGGTGAAGGTTCGCACCTTCTTTTTTTGATTCAGCTAAGAATTGGGTGAATTTCATTTTAGTATACTTTTAAGTAGAAACAAGATTCAAAAACATATTGTGCTTCGTTTGGGCCTAACGCTTTTGCTTCTTTTGAATATATACCTTTTCTTTTTGCTAATTGGTCAGCTCTTACACCGGCAGAAAACCTTTGAGATGCAGCCAAATCGTATAAATTTTCAATAGTTACATCTCTGGTTAATTTATTTGTAATAAACTGAATTGCTACAGCAATTTCGGAAGCAATAGTTTTATTCATAATATCTTTTGGGTCACTTCTCATAAACTCACCTGATCCATTAATCAATTTATACATTTTATCCAAATAAGGTTTAAGTTCGTCAATATCTTTTGGATTTTTTTTTGCAAAAGACTGTATTCCACTTGCCCCTAACCACTCTTTTTCACCAGAATTTTTTGAAGGTAATATATCTTTTAAATTTTTAAATTCTTCTCTAATATTTTTTAATTTTTTAATTCCAGTATCATCCGTATTAGAAATAATCCATTGATAATTTTCAGTACCAATAGAACCAAAACGAGCACCTGCCCCAGGAGCTTCAATTTCTAAACGAAATCCACCAGTATCAGTTTTACTTTTAATTCTACCAACAAGGTAATTTTTTTCAAATATCCGTTTCTTCTTTTCATCATATAAATCTACTGCAAAATGTATCTTTACATCTAAGTTTGTAGGACCAAGTTCAACCTTGATGAAACGAGCAGTTTTACTAATATTAGAACCTACTGCATTTTCTTCTGAAACATGAACAGTTGCGCCAGGTGCTTTTAGTGAGACTGGAAATAAATCTTTTGTCAAATATAAATCATATATCATTTTATTCAATTCTGCGACAGCACCAGAAACATATGGAGCGGGTGAATTTGCTTGTTGTTTAGCCTTAGTTAATAAATCTTTTAATTTACTTTTTCCTTGAGTAGAAAAAATCCAAACATCACCTGGATTCCATTTGTCTTTATCAACTGCACGACTAAATCCAAATTTTTGTTTTGCTTTTTCAGCAAGAATACTGAAAACTTCTTGAGCGTTGATATCTCTAGGCATTTCATCAGCTCGCATAGCCTCATATTTTTTACCAGAGTTAGGTTTAACTACTGTAAAGAATTTATCCATTTGTTTTATGAGTCTATCATGCCAACCATTCACCACTAAAAAAGGTATAGCTAAATGTAAACGGCTTGTGAAAGCTTTGTCTGAATTTTGAGTCTCGACATAACTGTAAATTCCTATCTTTTTAGTCCAAGTGTCCAATTCTTGTTTATTTGTGATAGTTTTCCACACAGTTGGAGAATATCCAGATAATTTGCCTTCATTTTTCAAAGCAAAGTAATAACAGAAAAATGCTTCAGAAAATACCTCAACTTCTTTACCACCTACAGTTCCACCATCACTACCAGATTCATCTTTCTTTGCTGGACTGCCACCAAAGTCAACATCTTTAATGATATATCGCAAAGAAGTTGTAAATGTCTTAGTACCTAATTTAGCAGTTAATGTATTAGTTTTATCATCCCATTTAACACCTTGCACAGCCGTTGTATTACCTTTTCCATCATCTAATAAAAATGGAGATTTAGATTTTATTTTTAAGTTAAAAATATCTTTTCTTTTTTTACCTTTAAAAGGTCCAGAACTAGCATTTTTTGCGATATCAGAAGCTGTTAACGTACCCATTAAATACTCCATTGTTTTAGAGTATTTATGCCTATCGGATTATGTCAAGTACCTTATCACCCGTCCAAACTTCCTGTTCGGTGCGAATACGACCTTCAGTTTTCAGAGTTTCGTATCGGTTGACAGCCTTCTTACGCCACCACTCTATGATATTGCTGAGTTCATGCTTCTCATAGTTCTCACCTGGTACCAGTTTTGTATCTTTTCCATTAACAAAATCAACCATGTTTTTGAATCCAAAATCTGAAATGAAGTATCGTTTCTGTTCGTTCAGATTCTTGGCATTCTCAATCGTTGCAGCAAACTTGGCACCTTCTGGTGTACCTTTCAAAGATATTTTGACCAAAGAAACGATGGCATTAGAAATCTTTAACTTACGACTCGATGCATCTAGTGGAGCCAAAGGTTTTTCTATAATCTTCTCAACATAATCTTTCAGGTCGGTGTATGTCTTACCATGCAACATAGGAAGAAAATCACTATCAGTTAGACCTTTGAAACGAATCAGAGGTTTCATACCATCATACTGTGAGACTGCTTTTGAAGACCCATAAAGACTTGTAGTTTCAAATAGACAGGTTTCCATGTCATATTTACTGTTCAGCAAATAACGCACCTGGTGCGAACAACAGATTGCCGCAAGAAGTTTACCACCAAGGTAATTGAAACCGAAAGGTTGTGATGGTACAATAACGAAACCCATGGCTGCACACATATTAAACCTCTGTGCGCCGCCTTCATGTTGCGTGAACACTTGACCTAGCATTTCGTTTCGTGGCTTACAGTTAATGACAGGTGAACCAAGGCGAATGAAACCACACCACTTGTTGGTTTTCTTTTCAAGTATCGCAAGACGCAGACACCGACCAGGAATACTAGTCATGTTTGAATGTGACGATATCATATTCAGATAAGTGTCCCATCGTTCTTGTGGCAGTTCTACAAGTTCAAACTCCATGTCAGCAGGAGACATGGTGAAATCAGAAAACAAATCTTCTTCTGGCCCCATGCCAAACAAAACAGGTGACCGCTCGGACATAGATGCCAGTTTCTGCTCACGCATATACTCATCGATACGACCAAACTTATCGAAGTATTCGGAGAATACCTCTGCACAATATGTTGCTTGTTCTTTTGTTAATGTGCTCATAGGTAATGTAAGTAACCACCAATAATGTATTTTGATCCGCTAATCGGTTTCATACCAGTATGTGGGTGTGTCCAGAATGGAGGAAACACTAACAGTCGGCCTTGTTTTGCTTGAACAGTTCTTTCGACACGAGCACGCCGATGTTTTTGAAATGTTGTTTCACCACCAACATGAACATCATTCAAGTACCAAAAGAATACGAGAAATCTCCTTGCTGATGCATGATTACCAACGTCAGCATGAAATGCAAATTCATCCTTACCATTGGCTTCATACTTCTTCATTCTGAATTGTTCAAACCCTAATTGCTCAGGCCAGACCTTCTCATCAATATTGAAAATGTGTTTGTATTTTGGCAGATACAACTCCATCTTATCAAGCAGCAAGTTCTGAACATCACTCCATTTATCTGCACGCCTAGTGATATTCAATTCAGTAAAGTGTCGATGCCCTTCAAGAAAGGTATCTTCATGGTATTCTTTATCTGCCTCAAATCGAGTGATGATATCTTCACATTGGTCTTTTGTGAGAACATCATCCCAGTAACTTGTGTATTCCATTATACTCTAACTCCTTCAAATTTAGAATTGAACCTCTTCTCACGATTACCAAAGGTGTTTATAGGTTTATCGGGTATCTCTTGACCACTATCTGCAATGTTTGTTTGTGCATCGGCTTCAGCATCAAACAACTTCATCTTACCTCGGTCGATACCAACAACAAATCGTTTAAAGGTATTCGGATCAGAGTAACGATTCTTCAGTTGCTTCACCATAATCTGACCAAGTTGTTCTAGTTCTTCTGTGCTTATCAGCGCAAACATAAAGTCGGCAGTTGCAGGCAAACCAAACGATTCAGAAGTATCTTCAAGACCTGGATCACTATTCGTGAAACCACTTCTTGTTGTTTGTGTTGCACTCACGATAGGCACAGCAAACTCAACGGCAAGACCACGCAACTCTTCTGCAATCGCCTTGATGTAAGTATAACTGTTCACGCTGTTGCCAGGTTTCATACGAGCAGAAGAACAGATATTCAAATAGTCGATGAAGATAATTTCTGGTTTAAAATTCTTCTTGAGGTGTAACTCTTGCAACAGAGCACGGAAGTGTAGTGTAGAAGCCGCAGCAGTTGGATACTCTTTGATAATCAGTTTGCCTTGAGTTTTATTCTTCAATGCATTAAACTTCCTATCATAGTCAGCCTTACTGATTGTGTTCAGTTCTTGTATGTCAATGTTCAAAAGGTTTGCATCAATTCGTTCTGCAATTCTTTCTTCTGCCATCTCAAGTGTGATATACAATACATTATGACCGTTACTGATACATGATGCGGCAACATGACACATGAACAAGGACTTACCGACACCGGTACCTGCAAGACAGATATTCAATGTCTTGGTTGGCATACCGCCTTTAGTAATCTTGTTAAAGATATCAAGGTCAAAACGAATACGAGATTCTACACGATGATAAAAATCATACCGAGAATCTGCATCGTTAATATAATCATGACCGACATTGGCATCAAACGAAACACCAAGAGCATCACTCAGCAACTGTGGAATCTCACCCTTAGATTTCTTTGAGGTCTTGTCATCCATGATGGAGACAGATTCCATGATTGCATTATAGATTGCCTTATCTTGGCAAAACTTCTCAGTCTGCTCAATCAGCCATTGCTCTTCTGTTGGTTCATCTTTGTTCTGATGAATATCATTCAGTAGTGCAATAGAGTTCCTTACTTGAGGTTCTGTAAGACGGTCACTCTCGGTGAAGTTAATCACCAGAGCTTCATGTGTTGGTAAACTCTTGTATGTGTTTACAAAAGTATTTACCTCTCTGAATATAACTCTTTCTGTGTCATCCGCAAAGTATTCTGCCTTTACGAATGGAAGAACCTTACGACAAAATGTTTCATTGTATATCAGGTTCTTCAATATTGAGTGTTCTAGTCGATTCATTAGTTTGCTTTAGTAAAATTTGTGTGAGTATGTCACCCATCATATTAACAAATTCTTCGTTGTTTTGCAACTCATCATTGTCGTGTTTGCCAGGGTTGACAAGTGTATAACCGAATTGTAGTCGCGCAAATTCACCTTCTTCTTGCACTCTTGCTTTACCGTAATGGTAAACTACACCAGCAAAATCGCCTTTGAGAATTTCAATACCTGTAATATCTGTATTGTCAAAATCAATAAAGCGATAGTCTGTATTCTCCTTAAGCACTTTCTTCTTCCAGAACTGGAGATGCTCCCATAATGTTTCCATATGCTATTCCATATTTTTGGTTTACGAATTGTTTGAAGTCTTCATCTTTGAGTAATGGTTGCCAGTATTCATCTGTCTGCGTGGCGTCAAATCGAACCTTGTCACCAATCTCACCAGTTTCTTTATTGACCTTGGCATACCAACCGTTGGACGGCTTGCAAACAAAATTACCTTCAATCGCAATGTCGAGTAGGCCAGAATACCTTTGAATGCCACCATCGAAAGATACCGCAATAGGAATCTTACTCTTCTCTTTAACATAACGGGACTTCTCCACATTGATAATAAAATTGTAACCCACAATCTCGGTGCCATCTTTCTCTTGTTGGCGACCAAGGATATAAATGTTGTCAGCAGAGTAGTAAGAACCTGTGCCACCGCCAACGATATCTTTAGGATACAAACCAATCTCTTTGTAGGTATGATTCACTACAACCATTGGAATATCTTTAAGATTCAAGTGAGGTGTTACCATACGGAACAAACTCTTAACTTGTTTCGCACGGCTCATATCTGCAACTGATTTACCTTCAAGTGCATCTTCAACTTCTTTCTTTGATGCAAGGTTACCAATCGAATCAAGGATGACCATCAACTTATCACCGCGTTCAATGTTCTCAAACTGTTGCATGATATCAAATTTCAACTGTTCAATGTCAGTCAACGGCGTATGCAACACCCGATCCATATCAATTTGAAATGTCTCAAAGTATTTGATTGGTGTACCGAACTCACTATCATAGAATAAAAGAACGGCTTCAGGATACTTGTCCATGTAAGCCTTCGCCATTAGAAGGCTGAATGCCGTTTTAAAGTGTTTCGATGGGCCTGCCCACATAGTAAGACCAGGGATGATACCGCCATCTAGTTTACCTGAGAGCGCAACATTAATCATCGGCACCTCGGTTGGCACCATGTCTTTCTCGGTAAAGAATTT